CCTTGGAATAATATAGAAGATATTATTCAAATATTAGAATCTCATAAAAACAATCAAAAAGAAATGATTCTCAATAATCCAAATGAAATAAAAAATGATCCATATTGGATGTTTACTTAAATTTGAAATATGAAAGAATGTAACAGATGCCTATTCACTTCTGACTTCGCTGTCATAGGTAGTAAGCAATGCAACTATTGTGATCTACATGATGAGCTACAGCAGCAGTCAAATCCTGAAGAGCTCAATGGAGTTATCAACAGAATCAGAGAGCATGGCTATGGTGACAAATACGATTGCATCATGGGGATCAGTGGAGGTCTTGACAGCTCAGTGCTACTGTACACTGCTGTGCGTTACTGGGGCCTCAAGCCATTGGTGATCCACTTTGATAACAACTGGAATGCACCACAAGCTGTCCACAATATGCAGCAGCTCATCAAGAAGCTGAATGTGGATGCAATCACCTACCAGGTGAACAAGTCAGAATATGACAAGCTCAATGAGGCATTCCTTTACGCTGGACTTCCGGATGCAGATATCCCTAATGACATAGCAATGACAAAGCTCATGTACGACACTGCACACAAGTACAAGATCAAGTACATTCTCAATGGTCATGACTTCAGAACTGAGGGATCAACACCAGCCTCATGGACCTACATGGATGCCAAATACATCAGATCAGTGTACAAGGCATATACACAATCAGAGCTGACCAACTATCCACTATTCACATTCAAGGACCAACTGTACTATGCACTGAAGGGAATCAAGAATGTAAGACCATTCCACTATGGATTCGACAGAGAGACAATGGAGGCTGAAATGAAACGACTAATTCAATGGCAAGACTATGGCGGCAAGCATTGTGAGAATGTTTACACTGAGTTTGTAGGTAGCTTTCTACTGCCTAATAAATTTGGCATTGACAAGAGAATTGTATACCTTTCTGCACAAGTCAGATCAGGAAGATTGACAAAGCAACAAGCTAGAGAGCTATTCGATGTCAAGCCTGAATTTGACATGACAAAGCTAGGGGAATACGAAACAAAAATAAATGCACTAATTAACCTTCGCAAAGGTGACAGAGCCAAATATGAGAAGTACAACTTCAAAGCCTATAGGCCACTGATATGGATCCTGGCAAAGATGAAGGTGGTGCCCTATACATTTTACACTAAATACTGCAAGTGATGGCATACTCAGATGAATTCATAAAACACCTTGAGGAACTGGCACATATCTATATCGAAGAGTGCATCTCCCATAAGAAAGAAATGATATCCAATAAAGGAGAGATTGTCCTGGTACTAGATAGGCATATACCTACTATAGATTACTTCCTTAGAATATGGATTCCTATTGTGAGGAAAGAAAAGAGTATTGTAAGAGAGACTTATTACACTTGGTTGAATTCTGATGACAAACTCAAATCTGACACTATTAAAAAAATAGATGAGCTTTTTAAAGGCTTAGCTGTTGATATTGTGGGCAATGAGGGCAAGGGAATATTCTACGCAAAGAACAGATTAGGCATGCATGATCGCCAGCAAGTTGAGACTAGAAATGTTGATAACTTTGACTTTGATGAATGAGTACAATCAAAGGCTACAAGCCTCATCCTAATCAGAGGCATATCCACAATGCTATCAATCAAGGCAGCGAGAAATACTATGCTCTGAATATTGGTAGGCAATTTGGCAAGACCTTACTAGGAATCAATCAGCTTCTGTACTGGGCCATCAATCATCCAGGCTCACAGATTGCTTGGGTAACACCAGTATACAAGCAAGGCAAGAAAGTATTTGCAGAGCTTGAGAGAGCTACAAAGAACAGCGGACTATTTGAATTCAACAAGTCAGATCTCAAGGTGACTGGCTTTGGATCATCAATAGAATTCTTTAGTGGTGAACGGCCCGACAATATCAGAGGGAATACCTTCCACTTCATGGTAGTGGATGAGATGGCCTTCACAAGACCTGAGCTGTGGAATGAGGTGCTATCTGCAACTGTCATGGTCAAGGGAAAGAAGGTTATATTCATCTCAACACCAAAGGGCAAGAATCATTTTCATGCCTTATGCATGCAGCCTAACTATGATGACAGATACAAGTACATCCACTTCACATCCTATGACAATCCTATGATTGCACCACAAGAGCTGGAGGAGAGAAAGCGGTCATTGCCTGATCATATCTTCAGACAAGAATACATGGCTGAATTCATTGATAATGCATCCGGACTATTCAAGAACGTGAGGCAATCAGCTGGCACATGGGAGAGAGGAGGCAAGTGCTATGCCGGACTAGATATAGGTAGGGCAGATGACTACACAGTGCTGACAATACTGAATGAGAGAGGGCAGATGGTATATGTGGGTAGGTGGCGGCATGATGAGTGGTCCAAGATCATTGACAAGGTAGCAGACATCATCAAGCAATATCAAGCAGTCACATTGATAGAGGTCAACAATCAAGGGGATATCTTCTATGAGATGCTATCATCAAGGCTGCGTAATCTAGTCAATCCCTTCACAACTACCAGCAAGACCAAGCCTATCATCATTGAGGATCTAGCACTAGCCTTTGAGCAGTCAGACATCAAGATAATAGAAGAGCAATGGCTGATAGATGAGCTTGAGAATTTTACCTATATTTACAATCCGAATACCAGGTCAGTACAATACTCTGCACCAAGTGGGCTGCATGATGATGGGGTAATATCACTGGCACTGGCATGGCATAGTAAAAAGAACTATAGTAAGAGAGGGCAATACAAAATATTAAGAGCATGAAAACCATTGATGTAAACTATCCACAGACAATCCAAGAGTGTACACCTGATCAGTTAACCAAGTGGTTAATCCTGGCACCCGTTATCCAGGATGCAGATAAGTCATTCACACGGATGCTTGATTTCCAGGTGCAGCTCGTGAGCATCTTCACCGGGCTGCCAATAAACAAGGTCAGAAAGGTCCATGTAGATGATATCCTGGCAGCAAGCACTGAGCTACTGAAGATGCTATCGGAATACAGAAATACTGAGCCTTCAGAATTCATTGAGATAGAAGGCAAGAGATACAGATTTGAAAAGGACTTTAGTGCCATAGAGACTGGTCAGATCATTGACATGAAGCTCATTGAGGATGTCAGCTCAACACCATGTGAGGCATTGGCTATCTGCTACATTGAGGAGGGCATGGAATACTGCCAAGAGGATGATAGGGGCAAGGTCATCAATCCCAATAAGAAGAGGGAAGAGATATTCAAGAGGGCCTTCCCTGGTGATGAATTTCTGAACTTCTTCGCTTTTTTTTTGCGAGAATCAGAGAAGCGGAAGCTCGCTATCTTGGGAATACAGACAGCGAGGTTGATGAATCAGAATCAGACAATGCATCAGAAACTCTTAGAGACAGCGAATGGTTTACGTGGACAAGAATCCTCCTCAAGCTGGCGCAAGAGCTTGGCAAAGATGTGGACACTATCACGCGTCAGCCATACATAAAGACATTGTTTTGGCTGAACTTCTTTAAGCTCAAAGCGGAACAAGATTACATATTACAAAGACATGGCTGATGATCTGCAATTTCTTGACTCACTAGGTATATCTCAGACTGAACTTACTCAGCCTCAGACAGCTTATGAGAAGTTTATTCTAGGTCTTGCCAATGAGGTCACAGCACAATTCCAAGAGTATATATTTACTAACGTAAACAATACTGGAGGACTAGCTCAGTCAGTAGTATACTTTCCTACTGGAGCATTATCATTTGAGATACAAGCGGATGAGTACTACAAGTTTCAAGATGAGGGTGTCAATCCAGTAGGGCAGAATAAATTCCAAACACCTTACAGCTTTAAGTATCCTAATGTTTCAAAGAATCATGCTAAGGCAATACAGCAATGGAAGGGATATGATCTGAGCCATGCCTATGCATCAGCATCAGCTACTAAGAATAAGTATGGTATCAAGCCTCGCAATATCACATCCAATGTCATGAGCAATGAGGTCCTTGATAGGATAGCAAATGATCTAGCTGCTGTCACTGGGTTGATGTTTGAAATATCATTCACAAAAAATACAAGAACATGGCAATAACAATACTAGGAGAGCCAATGCCATTCTGGCCTATCTGCAATAATGTAGAATGGTTTTTTGAATCAGACAATACTGGACAAGCTAACTTTTCATTCATTGTTGAGGTGTATATCAATGGGGCTCTTAATTCTACTCATCAAGTATTCCCTGAGAATGGTAATGCTGGAAAGTTCAACATCTCAGCACTTGGTAGGGCGGTCTTGAATAATAACTATCCTGATCAAGCTACATTCGGACAAGAGTTATTGACTGAGTATGTTTGGTCATTGTTAATATATGAGAGATATGGCACACCGCCTGAGGTTATCATTGCATCCTCAGAGGCAACAAGTGGATTCATTTTTCTAAACGGATCATTCAGATATGCCAATACTGTTACTGGAGAATGGGACTATCAAGACTATGACATTGATACTGGTGGCAAAGGTGACTTATTTTTAACTGACTTTCCAAGAAATAGAAAGGATTTAGTATCTTATTACGAGGCAAAGTATCTATCAATCATCAATAGTGGTGGTGATTTCTGTACTGGATATGTGAGTCTATACAATATCAGTGGTACACTTATTACATCAGCTACATGGATAGGAGTATTAGGAACTAGTCTTATAATACCTTTGCTTAGTGTAGGCCCGTCTGTTCTAGTAGGTGGCACATCATTGGTGCAAGCTGACTTTGACAACTGCTACTACTACACCATTCAAATCAAGCAGACTGCGACACCATCAAAAGATTCAGAGATTTACAGAATATACTATGATCAGTCATGCAGTGCGTATTCAAGGCGCAGATTGATTTGGCTCAATAAATATGGCGCATGGGATAGTTTTACATTCACTTTGTTATCTGAGGATAGCTCTGATGTAACATCAAACAGATACAGCAAAAGAACTGGGAGATGGGTAGGAAGCAGCTATGAATATGACTTGAGTGATGGTCAACAAATGACTGTGAGTAAAAGTGTGCAAGACAAGCTCATTCTGAATTCAGACTGGATTCATGAGGAGGTACAGCAATGGCTGGTGAGGGATCTGTATGAATCACCAAGAGTATATCTACAGAATGATTTTGGCATTGATATATTTGAGCCAGTGAACGTCACCAATGCTAACTACCTACTTAAGCAGAGACGCAAAGCTGGACTCATTCAAGAGCAAGTACAGATAGATAGAACATACACCTACATTTCACAATTAGGATAGATGGAGCTATACATCAATGATATACGAGTTGACCTTGATGAGAGGCTGCCATTCCCATTGACATACAACATCAGTGATGTCAGAGATTTGTCTAGTAGGAAAGGGAATAATTCCAAGACTATCACTTTGCCTGGTACCAAGATAAACACATATCTGATGTATCAAGTATTCAGCTTGACAGCAGCAGAGCCAGTGCTAGATACTCAGAGTGCCTTCCTTAACTTTGATCCATCTGTCAAGGCCACAGCTAGATACTATGATCAAGGTCTATTGCAGTTCAATGGTATATGTCAGCTCACTGAGTGCAGCTGGATGGATGGTATGTGGAGATTCTCTATCATCATGATCTCAGAAACTATTGACTATATTGGACTACTATCTAAGATCAGAATCAATGAGCTGTCATGGTCCGAATACACACATACACTGATTAAGGCCAATCAAGAGAATTCATGGGCTGGAACTATCCAGGTGAATGGTGTACCAACAAGCAACAAGACTGGAGCCAACTGGGATGGATTAGGGTACTACTATGGACTGATTGACTATGGCTATGATAGGCCAGCAGCTGATGCCTTTGGTGTGGAGCATATTCCGCCTCAAGTATTCTGTTATGATATCCTGAAGAGGGCATTTGATTACTGCGGCATCAGCTGGTCATCAGCCTTCCTTGAGAGTCAAACATTCAAGAGAATGCTCATGGCCTTTGAAGGTGGATCATTGCCAACAATCACAGCAGCTGATTCACTTGCCTTGTCAGCCTATACTACAGAGGATAATGGCACCAGTGGTCATATTATCAATGCTGACATTCCACTATCTAGTGGATGGAATCTAGTATTTGGTGGCAATAGAAGAGCTGACTTACAGAATACAGTGACTACAGATGCGTATAATGCTACAGTGACATCTGATCCAGCTGGACAGATTGAGAATGCTGCTACATTCATGCGCTTTGTTTCAGCTACTGAGGGCATCATGAGAATCAACTATGTTGGTGATCATGACTTGAATCTTGACTTTACAATCACTGGAGCTAACCTTTTGGATACATGGATCAGGTTTAAGCTGGTACTGAAGATATATAAGAATGGATTTGTGATATCTCAAGATGATGTATATCAAGGATTCTTTGACAATGGTACTGGTGACTATTCAGCTACTATCAGCTTTGACTATAGCAGAGATGTATTTGTGACCTTCAATGATGAGCTGAAATTTGTTCTAGTGTGGAATGTTTATGATTCATCTGTTGAGGCTGATGATATACCAACTGCCTTCTCATTGAATACCAACATTACAAGCAACACAGCGGATCTCAATATCGTATTATCTGAGCAATCACTTGAGCCCGGAGGAACTATCTTGATTGATAACTTTCTGCCAACAATGGACTGCGCCACATTCTTTAAGGGAATTACTACGGCATTCAATCTATATGTCAAGCCTAATGTGAATGACAACACCATCCTTGAGATTGAGCCAATGGATGACTTCTACAACTCATCAGCTGATGCCTTGAACTGGACTCATCTAGTTGACTATAGCAGAGATTACAAGGTGACACCTACAATCAACTTTGCGAGCAACACATACAACTTTGTATTTGAGCAAGATGATGACTATTACAACTTCTATTATGCACAAGATGTCAGGAAGCAGTATGGTGCCTTCAGCTTAGATTCACAGAATCAATTCGCTAAGAATACAACTGAATTCAAGCTGCCATTCTCACAGAAGCTGCTGGTGAATATTCCAGTAGATGAGAGTACCTTCACCAATATCATTGTGCCAAGGTCATTCCAAGTCAAGACTGAGCAAGATGGTACATCAGCTATAGCTATCAAGAAGGGCAAGCCATTCCTTGTGCAGCTAGGACCAATGACTTCAGCTACATGGGAATACATTGATGAGGATGGGATTGCCACTACTGAGGGATCATATCCCTATGTGGGCCATCTCAATAGCTTGACATCACCTACCTTTGACTTTAATTTTGGGGTGCCTGAATATGTCTTCTATCAAGATGCGGCCTATACTACGAATAACTTATTCCATTATCATGAGAGATATATCAAGGAGGTGATATCTAGGTTTGGAAAGTTATTAACATGCTACATCAAGATAGATAACAGCATGATCAACATGCTTAATTTTAAGGAGCTTATCAATATTGATGGTGTAATCTATAGACTTCAGAAGGTATCAGACTTTGATAGTGGAAAGGATAACACTACATTAGTGGAACTGATTCGCATAATAGAAGGGGAGAGTATCCAAACTTTTGACATAGAGATACCTTATCTCCCTGATAAAGGCAATTTCAGAGAGACAGAAGGCAAGTTTACAGCTGGAGCTCAGACAAGAATAACGGAAGATAATATAACTAGAATAACAGAATAAATATGGCACTTTGGGAAGAGATACTGACAGCGAGTCAGGGAACACTGATAGTGAATGACACTACTGAAAAGACAATAGTTTATGATGCAATCTTTGTCCTTGAGGACACTGTATTTGCAAGCATCAAGGTAGGTGGTGTTGACATCAAAGCTGAGTTAATAACTACACCAGGCACAGCAGTAAAAGCCGGAGCAATGATTAGATGTACTGGAGCTCGCAAATTTTCAGCTATTGATTTGACATCAGGATCTGTAGCTTTAATCTTGTAAGATGTACGGATACGGATTCACAATGATGTTTAATAGTGCAACTGCTGCCATTAAGGCTGTGGCTGATGCGCTGTTCAACAGACTATCTGAGGATGGTATCAATAGAATAACAGAAGATAATCAACAACGAATAATAGAATAAGACATGGGAGTAAAGATATCAGGCTTAACGGCCAAAGGGGCAACAATAGCAGATACTGATCTAGTAGAGGTATCTCAATCAGCTGGTGGTGGTTTATACACATCACGCAGTGTAACTGGTGCCAACATCAAGGCATTGGTGACAGATGCGAATATGACTACTTCAGACATCACCACAAATGATGTAAGTACAGCGAAGCATGGCTTTGCACCAAAAGCACCAAATGATACTACAAAGTTTTTAAGAGGTGATGCAACGTGGGCAGTGCCGGCATCAGGAGGATTAACAGAATTCACTGAAGCAGAAAATACATCAGCACCAAACGCTACTGTACCAGTTAATTCATTGACACCAGTAACGGCTGCAACAAATGCAGATGTAGCAATAGTTCCAAAAGGCAATGGAGCAATATTAGCGCAAGTGCCAGATAATACTGTAACTGGAGGTAACAAAAGAGGGCAATATGCTGTTGATTTACAAAGAGATAGAACCGTCGTTGCTACAAGCGTTGCTAGTGGTAATCATTCGTGTATTCCAGGAGGAAAAGGAAATAAAGCAGCAGGTGATGGGTCTTTTTCAGTTGGATTAAATAATAGTTCAAATGGTAGTGCTGATGTGACACTAGGAAATTCAAATACTGCTACGGGTGGTGGATATACGTCTGTTGCTATTGGAGATTCGAATTCATCAAGTACTGGTTATGCGTATTCTTTTGGGGCATCTAACGCAGCAAGTGGCGCACAATCTATGGCTGTAGGACACAGTAATACTACAAGTTCGCAGCCTTCTTTTTCTTTTGGAATGTCAAATATTTCTAGTGCAGTTGGAGCGCTCACGTTAGGAAGATTAAATACTGCAAATGGTGATTACTCAACTGTTATTGGATATCAAGGACATTCTTTTGGAATATATGGAAGACAAGTTTATGCAAGTGGTCAAGAAGGGACAGCAGGTGATTCCCAAGCCTCTAAATTTATTCTAAGAGAAAGAACTACAAACAATACAGCTACTACTTTAACTACTAACTCTAGTGCAGCTTCAACAAATAATCAAGTAATTCTATCTAATCAATCAGCATATAGATTTAAAGGTAGCATTGTTGGAAAACAATCAGGTAGTGTGAATGCAGCAGTTTGGGATATAGACGGATTCCTTGTAAGAGGTGCAAACGCAGCAGCTACTACATTGAATGTTTCTAATGTAACATTGGTACAGAATACACCAGCTTGGGGTACACCTACTTTGGCGGCAGATACAACTAACGGAGGTCTTAGAGTACAAGTAACGGGTGCAGCAGCAACTAACATTCAGTGGACTGCGGTAATAGATACAACAGAGGTTATTTACGCTTAATTATAAACTATGGCAATTTACAATACATTACATATATTTGGGTACGGAGAGACTCAAGTAATTACAGATAAAGAAAATAAGAAGGTAGCAACTGATTCAATTGTCGGAGTGCAGTTAGTAGTAGATGACCTTTACTCTAAGAAACCATCTGGCAATCCAGCAACAACTGAGTATAGAACAATCACTATTTTGAATGAGATATTTGCAGACTATTCAGATGAACAGGGAAATAGCTTTAGAGTTGACTATTCAGAACTGAATTCAGCACTTATTGATGCAGTAGTTATTGAGGTATTAAAATAATCTATTGTTAAAATATTAACTTTACAAAGGCTGGGCAACTAGCCTTTTTTTGAATATAGACATGGCAAATAAGGAAGCAGTATTTTCACTACGGGTTGACACTGGCAACAGTGTACAAGATGTACAATCATTTGACAAGGCAGTCAACAATCTGAATAAGGATCTACAAGCAACACAGAAAACTGCTGCCTCAGATGCTGGCACAGATGCCTTTGCTGAGAAACTAGCGGAGCTGAATGCAAGGGTTGAAGCTGGAGGATTGAGCTTGAGAGAGATGACTCAAGTCATGAAGCAGTATCAGACTATTGCAGCTCAAGCTGGTGTTGAGTCGCCAGTGGGTGCAGATGCCATTCGTAATGCTGCGGCATTGAAAGATGAGATTGGTGATCTAAAGGCTGCAACAACAGCACTATCATCAGACTTTGTTGGCCTTGATACATCTTTAGCTGGAATAGAAACTGGAGCTGCTATCTTTGGAGGCTTTCAGTCAGCTATGGCATTGACTGGTGTAGAGTCTGAGCAATTGGTGCAGACAATGGTGAAGCTGCAAGCTGTCCAAGGTGTAGTGAATGCTGTTTCAACTGTTGCCAATAACTTGAATAAGGATGCTATCCTAGGCATCCAGCTGAGAAATGGTCTTGAGAAATTAAGTACATTCATTAAGGGAGGTACTACAACAGCAATTGTTGCACAAACTGCGGCATCAGGAGGATTAGCAACAGCTCAAGGTGCTGTGACTACTACAACGGTGGCAGCATCAGCAGCCATGAAAGCATTTAGGATTGCATTGATTGCCACTGGTATTGGTGCTATTGTTGTATTGCTAGGATTAGCAGCTGAAGCAATGGGATTCTTTGGTGATGAATCAGAGGATGCTGCTAAGCAACAAGAAAAATTGAAAGCACAATTAGATGCAACAAAAAAGAGTTTGCAAGAGCAACAAGAAGCTACAAATCAATTAATACAATCAGTAGAAAATGACACAGCTAGACTTGTTGCACAAGCAAAATTAAGAGGAGATAGTGAGAAAGAAGTAAGCAGAATAAAAAGTGAACAAAGTGCTTTGCAAAGAAGATTCTTAGCTAATGATGTTGAATCAGCAAAGAATGCATATTATAAAACATTAAATGATAGGAAAGCTACTCTTGATCAATTGATAGAATTAGAAGATGTCTATTTCGGCTCAAAAAAGAAATTAAGAGATTTTGATTCTGCCAATGAAATAAAGGTACTTGAAAATGCACTTAAGGTAGCAGAGAATGCTGAGAAAGTACGAAAGGATCAAGCTGATAAGGCAAAGGCTGCATCTGATAAGGCAAGAGAGCAAAGAAAGACAGATCTAGCCAAGATAAAAGAGCTTGAGGATGCCTTTAATCTATCCATGCTTTCCAATAAGGAGCAAGAGATTGCAGCAGAACAGAAGAAATTTAACGAGGTTATAGCACTAGCAGTCAAAAATAATCAAGATACTACTACCTTGAGGCTGGCTTTGAAAAATTCCTTGAATGATATTGAGGCTAAGTATGCACAGATAGAGATTGATCTAGCTGAAAAGACAGCGAAAGAAAAAAGAGATCTTGATATAGCTGAATTCAATCGTAAAGAAGCTCTAAGAAGGGAAGAAATTGCAACAGAAGAGGCTTTCTTTGATGAATACAATGCGGCTTTATTGAGTGCTCAACAAACAGAAGAGCAAGCAGTCACAGACAAATACTTTAAACTGATTGAGGGTGCCAAACAATATGGCCTTGATATCACTAAACTGGAGGAGCAACAGCAACAAGAGATCAGTAAGATTCAGAACAAATACAATGCTGAGAGACTTCAAAAACAGCTGGACAATGCTCAGTTTATTTTTGACCAATTCAGTGCCTTAAATGATGCCTTTAGCGCATTGGAGGATGCAAGAATGCAGAACATGCAAACTAGAGCCAATGATGAGCTGTCTGCATTGGATGCTAAACACAAGTCTGAACTTGAGAATACTAATTTAACGGCTGAACAAAGGAAAGCTATAGATGAAAACTATGCAGCTGCAAAGTATCAGATTGAGCTCAAGAATTTCAATGCACTTGAGGCTATTAAAAAGAAACAATTTGAACGTGATAAGATTCTAAGAATAGGTCAAGCAGCTATTGATACTGCATCAGCTATTGTGAAGGGGATTGCTCAGTTTGGGCCGCCGCCATCACCAGCTGGTATTGCTGCGATTGCTTCAGCTGCCTTGATTGGTGCTACACAAATAGCTGCTATTGCTGCAACAAAATATCAATCAGGCACAGCACCAACATTTGACACTAGCGGAGGTGTATCTGCTGGAGCTTCAGCCACAGAATTAGGTGGTGCCAATGCTAACACAAATACACAGCAGACTGATCTTACTGCATTGGCTGCACAGCAATCAGCTGGAATCAATCAAGTATATGTCTTAGAGTCTGACATCACCGGCACACAGAATAACGTGGCTATTCAGAACAAGCTCAGTGTGTGGTAAGAAATTTAACTTGTGTGTTCCCTCTCATCCACTGATCTGAGCATGAGAATGAGCCATAAAGGTCCAGCAATTGTTGGGCCTTTTTTATGTCACTGCCTAGCTTCAGATTTTGTCCAGGTGAATGTGGTACCTGGTAGTAATTAAGATAGAGTGATTTCACAAAGTGATTGTGGCCATCCCAAGATATTGAGTTAAATAATTCAATCAGCTTCTGACTATCCATCATCACTGGCTGATGACATTCAAAGTTTATTGTGGTGCATCCCATTGCTTTGAGCACATCCATAGTATTTTGACAAGCCTCTTGATATGTGGGTGCATGAAGATCATTGATCATCAGATTGCCATTTGACAGCACTATATCCTCATTGAATTTAGGACCAAGAAAGAAATCATCATTCATGTATAGGAACTTGTCGCCAATGTGCCTGGCAAATGTCAGCAGCTTGTGAGTCACATCACATCCTCTGACAGATGACCTTGCATCAGGGATGATATTATTGTATCCCCGGACATGATCACCAATGATGTAGACTTCTGCATTAGGATATCTCTTTAAGGCCCAGTTAATGGAGTGCTGTATTGTGCTGCCTTCCTTGCCTTGCTTATGTGGGTATACTAGAATCATGGAACAAAAATACATATTATCTAATATGATGAAAGAATTGCCTATTTATGAAATCTCAATTGATTTGAATGAAGCAGAGACATCTGTGGAATTTAATTCACTAGTGAGAGATCCAGCGCATGAGATAAGTTTTCAAACATTCTCACAAGCTAAGAAATTTCAATTCAATGATGAGGAGCAAGTGATCACTGGTGTGGCTATCTCTGCTGATACACCTATCTATAGATTTGATGAGGATAGCAATGAGGAGTATTATGTGGTATTCACAAAGGCTGCTATCAAGGACATCATTCATGACTATGCTAGGAGAGGCAACTTCAACAATGTAAATATTGAGCACAATTCATCCAATGTAGTTGATGGGATCTACATGATCCATAGCTATCAGATAGATAATGAGAAAGGATTCACAGCTCCTGAAAGATTCCATGATGCAAATGATGGATCTTGGATTGTCAGCTACAAGGTAACTGATAAGGATGTATGGGAGAAAGCTAAGGAAGGCAAGTTTACTGGCTTTAGTGTTGAGGGATATTTTCAGATCACTGCAACAGATCGCACCATTGAATCAGAGATGATGGCACAGATATTCAAGGCATTGAATGATCTAAGTGGAACAATTAAACATAGTATAATTAAATAACAAACAAATGAACGAGAACTTCAAAAAAGTAATGGATGCAATTGCTGACATGAAAGCAATGTTTTCAACATCTGCTGAAGCTACTGAAACAACAGAAGCTCAAGCATTTGGTGAGGCAGTTTTGCTAGATGGTACAGCTGTATCATATGAGGGTGAACTAGCGGTAGGTACTACTGTATTTATTGTTGCTGATGGTGAGCAGATTCCAGCTCCGGAAGGTACACATGAATTAGGTGGTGAGTTTACTGGAATCAAGATCATAACAGATGCCAATGGTGTAGTGTTAGAGGTTATTGATGAGAGAGCAACAGAACAAGCAGCAAGCTCTGATGAGTTTGAGGCTATTGACATTGAAGAGATGCCAGCAGCACTAGAAAGAGCTACAGAGGCAATCGCAGCAACTTTGAACATTGAAATGGGGCAAGCCTATGACATTGCAACAGCAGTCATTGCAGCTATCAATGCAGAAGAAATGAAACAAGAATCAATGAGTGCTGAGCAAGTAGAATCAATTGTGAATGCAAAGATGTCATCATTCTCTACAGCTGTAGAAGCTATAGGTGAAATGATGCAGACTATTGCTTCAGATAATGAAACTCTTCGCACTGAGATGGCAGCAATGAAAAATGATTTTGAATCATTCAAAGCAATGCCATCAAACAGCATAATTGAAGGCGAGAAATTCGCTAGAACAAATAGTACATTGACATCACGTCAATTATTCCTTAAATCACAAATTAAATAACAAAGAAAATGAGCTTAAAAAAGTTTATCAAGCAAAAATTCGACTATGATGTGTCAGGTTTGGCAGCATATGTAGACGAGCAAAGAGAAGATCTTATCACTAGATCAGTAACTGAAGCAAAGACTTTACGTTACATTACAATTCAAGAAGGTATCAAAGGATCTGAAGAGATCAAATTATTAGATGATACTTTGACTTACCAAGCTGGAGATTGCGAAATGACACCAGCTGGAGATACAGTATTCACTGATCGTGCAATTGCTGTTGAGACTCTTGGATACATGAAGAGATTCTGTCAAAAAGATTTGGCTGGATTTTGGACTCAATTGGCTTTGCGCCCAGGTGCATCTGCTGAGGACAAAGAACTTCCTTTTGAAGCACAAATCACTAACTACCTTTTGAGCTTACATGCACTTGAGTTAGACAAATTGATTTGGAAAGGTAACAAAGCAACTGGTACTGGTAATCTTCAGTGGATGAATGGATACCGTCAATTCTTGAAAACTGCTAACGGATGTGTGAACTTGAACACTTCTGCAACTGCAAGCATTGATGCATCAAACGCTTATGATGTATTCTATGAGTGTTTTACAAATTCTCCTGAAGCTGTAGCTGAAGCTAGTGATTTTGTATGTTTTGCTGGCCGTGAGAACTTCAACTACTTGATGAAGAACTTGGTAGACCTTAATTTCTTCCACTATTCTCCAGCACAAATTGCTACAATGGAAGAGATCATCGTACCAGGTACAGATATGCGAGTGGTAAAAGTACCAGGACTTAATGGTCTTGACAATATCTACACTGGTAAAGCAGCGCACTTTGTATTCGGAACTGACTTATCTTCTGACTTTGATAACTACGATTTGTGGTATTCTCAAGATGATGATGTTATCTATATCAGATCTAAATTCAGAGCTGGTGTACAAGTACCATTCTTGGATCAGATCGGAGTTTGGAACGGAACTGGATCACCTAACTAATTAACAAATACGGGGAGGGTTAGCTCTCCCCTTTTTTCAAACTTTAAAACTAAGAATCGTGAGCTGTACCCTTACAACCGGATATAATGATCGTACATGCACCAATGGAAAAGGTGGCATCAAATCGGTCATTTTGTTCCCAATAGCATCAATTGCAACTGGGCCAACATTGACAAACAATGAAATCACAACATTGACTGTCACTGGTGAGGTATTCCAGTACAAATTGAAATCAAATTTATCTAGCTACACTGCGCCAATCCGAGTAAATAAAGAGAATGGAACTTTATGGTATGAGCAATCTTTGAACATGATCCTAGCATCAGATACAAAGGAGCTTCGTGCTGAGATCCACTTACTTGGACAGAATGAAGTGGTAGCAATTGTTGAGAAAGCTGATGGTACTTATGTGGCATTAGGACTTGACGAAGGTCTACAAATCAATGATGGATCAGAATACACTTCAGGTGTTCTCAAATCAGACAGAAATGGACATTCAATTGTCTTGGCTGGTCTTGAAAACAATGAAGTACCTGATGTAGCAGCTGGTATTGTAGCAACTTTGTTGACTCAACAGTCTCCAGTAGTTTAATCTACCTAATCAAACCAAATACTAGAAGGGAGAGGATGAGTATTCCTTTCCCTTTTTTTATTAAATTAGAGCCATGAAAATAGATCAGAAATTTATTGGAGCCAAAGTCAAGAGTAATCTATTGAATAGATACTTTGTGATTGAGGAAGGCAACGAGGAGTTATATATTAAACTAGGACTTTTGCATATCTTTGTAAATAGTGAGCCTAAAATAAAAATAATAAATGTTAAGACTCGAGAGATATCAGACATCAACACTGATAGTGACAGTAACGGAATATCAGACTCTGACAGCCCCTTATTGGCTCCTTGAGTTTACGCATGAGCAGAGCTTTGAATCTGTGACTTGCATACTTCCAAACATCAGTACAAGCACATCAAGATTTGATGAGTTTGTGATTGAGGATTTGGTGGATGTGACTTTCCCATATGCTGGCTTTTACACATACAGAATATTTGAGCAGACATCTAGCAGTAATTTAGATCCTGATCTCGCTGACAATCTATGTGAAGAGGGCAGAGCACATGTGTATGAGATTGATTCACCATCAAATGAATTTTCGACAACAATATTAAATAACATATATGAGTAAGATCACCAGCTTGTCATTCAGCAAGCAGTATCAATTGCCAGTAGAGGAGAAAGATTCTCAAAGAGGCTTCATGAAATGGGGCCGCAAAAATGACTATCCATTTTTCTTGATAGAGCTACTGCAAGGTAGTGCCTGGCATCAAGGTATCATAAAGAATAAAACCTACTACATTGCTGGAGGTGGCCTTGAGGCAGTATCAGGTGATCTGACTGCTTTCCTTGCCAATCCATTTGCTGACTTTGACATGAATGAGATTGCTCAAAGAATGGCCTTTGACTTTGAGGTGTTTGGTGCAATGGCTGTGATAGGTACATGGAACAGAGAAGGTACCAAGGTAGTGAGATGGGAGCACATGGATATTGACCTGATCAGAATCACTGAGGATGAAAGACT